TACCGTTGTCTGTAGCTAGCTTGATAGTGTAAGGCTTAGCGTCCTCTATCATCCTGTCTAGCTGTTGCTGAATGCCTTGAGAGAGCCTATTCTCAAGCGCCTTAGCATTTGAGAAAGTTGTTTTATTATTTTTAGGATTGGTAAAGCTGATAGTTTGCTCAGATACCCTCATCTCAAGCAAGAGAGTAGGGCTAAATCCGTCATCATAGACCTTGACTGTATCTCCGATGTCTAAATCAGCAAAACCCTCAGCCTCGTAAGTGACTGCAGGGTAGCAATTCTTTTTAAGTTCACGGTAAGCCATCGAACGGATGACCTCAGGGCTTGAACTCTCTACAGTCATGTCTTTACGAGTCCACTGGTCAAGCTCTCCAGTAGCATGAGTAAAAGTGGATGGGTACATCTGCATAGAAAGAGGGGCATATAGTGCAGCTCCTGACTGATAAAATTCACGCTCTCCCTTTGCATTGTTGACTGACCAAGCTCCAAGACCTCGAATATCTACGATGTTCCCTTGGTCATCCTTACCAGTAGGTACTACAGTGTTGTAGATCCTGGTCTTATCAATCGTGCGAGTTAGCGTTTTTAGATTTTTACCGTAAACCAATACAGTCGGACTTAACTGACCTACACCTTGATGATTATCATCATGCTCATGGTAGACATTGACCGTGAATGACTTGATAGAACTATCAGCATTCAACCTTGTGTCGAATTCGATCTCAGCACCAAACTTCTTGGCCAGACTAAGTAGTCTGTTGAGTTTGGTGTCTGTGCCTTCCCATTCAGCAGAAATCTTCTTGTCTGATACCTCGTTAATACCGATTTTTAAAAATGTGTAGTTGAGCAAGTCCATCTCCTCACAAAACTCCTTGAAGCTCATAGCCTTAGGAGATTTATAAGGAATTGAATACTCATTGATTAGCTCAAGGTTTAGGTTGATACCATAGCATTTAATGACCTTCTCGTTTTCCTCGACTTTTCGGATAGTATGCAGGTAGGTTTTGCCTTTGTAATGGAACGACACAAATGCCTTCTCGTTTAGAGCGTTATAGGCTCTTTTTTGTCCGATGTCTGAGATAATGGCCTTTTTAAAGACTGTAAAATCAAAGATACTAGACCCTGTCTCAAGGTATCTTGTCCAGGTATCATTGAAATAGTTCAATGTTCCTTGCTTGTTATTGTCAATGAATGCCACTTTTCTCAAACTTGAATCATGTATTGTTAATAACATTACAAATACCTCTCTTCAAACTCCACCTTCACGGTCGGCTTGGTCTTGATCCAGCTTGAGCAATAGATTTCTAATCGACTATTACCTGGAGGAATGGTCAGCCAATGTGAACCGTCAACGACATCTACTGTTTTCTCGATGTCATCAAGCGTTACTGAGTCCGTCTCGCTATTGACAATGAGATTAGAGCCGATAGGGTACCGATTAGGTACATCTCCAATAGATGGCACAAAATCCTTACGATACATCAACTCGTCAACGTACATATGCGACACCATAGGTTTGTCATGAAACGCCCCTAAGGTCACATGGATTTTAGCTGATTTTCTATCCTTGATTTCAGGAATCACAAAGCTATAATACGAGCCGTTATAGTAGACTTGAACCCTTTCTGCGTTTCGCTTGAGTTCAAACTGACCTCTTGATGGGACAAACGGATTTTTGTTTTTATCGTCATAACCAGTGAAAGTGAAACATTTCAAAAAGTTATACTTTCCTTTCCCGTCCGAACCGAAAATATTGAACTCACATTCTTGCCCTTTAGAGCGTTTGAACGTCTCGACGCCATACAGAAATTGACCGCTAGTGTCTGATACAGTTATCTTAATAAAACCGTACTGATCAGCACCGCCTGATTGAAATACCTGTTTACAAAACAGATAATCATTGAGCGAGCCTACACCTCCGGCACTATCTATTGGAATATCCCAGGAAAGCCCTGTCGCATAGTTCCCGTACTTGCCCGCTACAGTTTGGTCTCGCAGTTTGATGTGTTTCTTGTTCCAAAGAGTAGTCAGCTCAGACACTCCTGTCACGGTTTCCCCGTTATCGTTCGTGATTGCTCTGTTTTTGACCGCTCTGTTGAAAGCATCTGAAATCCTATCCCCTCTAAAGTCAACCAAGACCTCAGAGCGCTTGACGGTGCCTGTGTCAGTTTCCTCACGGTCTCCAACCTCAAAGGCTCCGCTGGTATTTACAAGACCGATGTAGCCATTCTCAGCATTGTGTTTGACCGTTACGATTGGAAAAGCCTCGACGTTTCCATTATTGACTAGGTCAAAAACAACCTTGTCACGCAACTCTTGGCCGTTGTCGAACCGTCTATAAGTCGAACTATGAGCGACTCCGTCAGGTACAAGGATTTCAAACTCGCCCTTCTGGAGCCATCTAGCCACGTTATCGACATCCACAGAGCCAATGACAAGTCCCATATAATACTTGTCAGGTTCGTCTGTAATTGTAATCTTGACTGGTTTGTCCGTGTTCAAGATTGTGGCTAAAGCGTGCTTGGCCAATTCGGTATCTCTTGCCGTCTTTCTTTGAACGGCAAATTTAATTTTGATTTTTTTAGGTCCAGTTCTTACTTCCTGGACGTTAACGCCCAAAAAAGGAGCGTCATTCGTCGTGACGTTCCTTTCATTTCCTATTGGACGTATTACTTCACTTATTTTGATAACCTCAGAGAGGTCATGGTTGTTATAGATTACTGTGTCCATTAATAGTTACCTCTCATCATGTTATCGATCATGAGCTTGTCGTTTTGGAAATCGGTCATCTGTTGGCCAATTTGTCCGACAAGTGCTCCACTTTCCATCATCATGTTTACAGGGCGTTTGACTGCCTTCTCAGCGACTTCTAGAGCTTGCTCGACAAGTCGATTAGATTTCTCTTGTACGACCTTAACGCTTGCCTTGATTTGACGATCAAGGTCAGATTTGACCTGAAGCGTCTTAGTAAGGCTCGCTTGACCTACTCCAAGAATATCTTCTGGCGCAAAGTTAAAAGTTCTGATTTGGTCGAATACATCGCTCATGGCATCATCTACCTTGTGAGCATCTGCCAGGATACCAACTGCAACCCCTTGAGCAATATAACGTCCAACGTTGTCTCTAAACAAGTGTGATGGACTGTTAATCTTAGCCTTAGCTTGTGCAGCTCTCTCAGCTTGAGCGACAAGGGCGTTAGCTGCAGCCGTCACAGCACCAAGAGCGGAATACATTCCTTGAGCTAATCCTTGGCCAATCATATTACCTACATATCGCATCACTCCCACTCCAGACATTCCGACAGATTGAGCCGTTCGAACAAGCGAACTCATTGCGCTACTAACCTGTGGAACACCTCCGAGAATTCCAATAGTGATATTCATTGTTGTCTGTTGACCAATCAAGCGACCTTGCGTCATCATTTGAGTCCCAGCTATCAAGATAGTAGTAAGCATTGTCTGCATACTTGCTTGAACTCGTGAAATCATAATACTAAATGCTGAAGCAACTGCCTGCGTACCTGCTGAAATTCCAGATAAGGACGTACTAGCTACAGCAATCAACCCAGGGATAGATCCTAAAGATGACTGAAGCGTGCCTACTTGGCTTGTGAAGTTTGCTATTGCATTAAGAGCGAGAGCTGAACTAGTGGCGAATGTGGTCATGCTTGTAGCGATTTGATGCAAGGCGATTCCGAGGTTTACCATACCTTCGGCATTGCTTGCCATCTTACCTAAACCAATCGAAGCAGCTCCCAATGTTGCTACTAGGTCCGCTAAGTTCATATTAACCAAGATTTGAATGCCTTCAGCCATCAACTTCACGCCTTGCCCTGCATTTTTAGCAGCGTTACCGATACTGTCAAAGATACCAGCTACACCGTCAAGCACATTTCTGATAGCTGAGCCAAAAGACTCAACTACACTACCAGCGCTCTCTAGTATTGAGCTAACTTGCTCTCCGAAAGTTTTCAAGAGATTAGACAAACTATCAATGATAGGGCTAATCTGAGAGAACATATCGCTAAACGATGAAACAATATCTGCAATTGACGGAGCAATCGCAACTACCATTTCAGTTATAGCTGGAGCAAATGGAGCAATCGCTTCGACAATTTGAACAATAGTATCAGCAATGATTTGAGATATTGAAACGAACGCATTGCTTATAATCTCAACAATCGGAGTCACTGCCGTAGCAATTCCTGAAATGGCTTCACCTAAAGCTGTAATAAATGGAGCAGCAGCCCCCATAGCTTCACCAAATGCCACCACAAGAGGAGATAGTTGAGCCAAAGCACTTGTTACATTTGGAAGAACTCCTGAAACTGTAACAATAGCATCAGCGAATGCTCCGATGATAGCAGTAGCAACCGTAGAAAATGCCTGCCCTACTGCGTTAATAATAGTAGCTACACCTTCACCTTGGCTGGCAATTAAGCTCAAACCTGCAGCAATAATAGCAATACCAGCACCGATACCGACCGCTGCAATAGCAACTGCTCCACCAAGCGCTAGGATATTCCCTATCCCTGCGGTTTTTAGTGCAGCGCCAAAGGCTTTAATAACTGGAGCTAGTCCTGACAAAGCGACCTTAATTCCTTGACCAATACCAGTAGCAGCTGTTTTGATTGCCGTTCCTGTTGTTTTGATGATATTAGCTAGTCCGTTGAAAATCTGTGTTACTACGCTTTTGGATTTTGTCGCACCCTTCACGACTTCGTCTGCCCCTTCTTTAGCGCCTTTAGCGAATAAGCCAAACGGATTAAAGCTCTTCAAGAAATTAAATGCTTTAAAAGCAATCAAAGCTCCTCCAATCCCTGCAATCAATCCTCTCCAGACATCTGCACTAATTGATTGAGTTAATTTTGAAATCCAGCTCACAATCATTGAAATAGCATTTACTACATGGCCTGCGGCTGCGCCTACGATATCCCACGGGATAGCATCGCCTAACTTAATAGCTAGGTCTAAAGCTGCAGCCGTCAACTCTTTAAATGCTTGATAGGCGTTCTTGATTGCTCCTGTTTCAGAGAAGGCTTCTAGTGCAAACTGAATGGCCATAGCTAGATTTTGGATGACCACGTTTACGAATTCAACGACATTGCTAAAACCTTTCATGACGTTTTCAAAACCATTGGCCTCGCTCGTCAATTCATCAAAGAGTGATTGAATTGTCACAACTACATCTCGAAAAGTGTCCTTGATCACATCAAAAACACCCTCGTCAACTCCAAATGATGCAAACAAAGACTTAAATCCTTGTTCAATCTTTGGCCCAGCTTCTGCCAAGGCTGTATCGATAGCTTGTGGAAGTTGCCTCATGATATTCCCGACCATTGGCAAGAAATTGCCTAGCAGGAATGTAGAGGTAGTAGACACTAACGCCTTCAAAGACGGAGTGATGTCTTGACCGAGTGACAAGTTGGCCAAGAAGTTAGAAGCTGAAGCCTTCATTGCTGCAAACGAGCCACTAAAAGTAGTCCGAGCTTCTTCTGCTGCGACTCCTGCAACTCCCAATTCTTGTTGAACTAGGTCGATGGCTTCTACGATATCCGCAAAGTTGTTGATATCAAACTTCTTGCCCATTGCTTTTTCTAATTTGCTGGCATCATTAAGGAGCCGTTGCATTTCCTGCTTTGTACCACCATAACCTAGCTTCAGGTTATCTAACATGGTATAGTTCTGCTTAGCAAAACCCTGAAACGTCTGTTGGATTGAACCAATATCTGTACCCATTTTAGCTGAGTTGTCAGCCATGGCCATGATAGCCTTGTCTGCCATTTGTGCAGCCTTCACAGCATCACCACCGAGTGCTTGCTTCAAGCTAGCACCGAATGAAACGGCTTGCTCTGCGTATGTATTAGCAGAGATACCAGCTGAAGCTGCAGCGTTCGCATATTGCTTCACAGACTCAGCGGCAGTCGTATAGAGCGTATCAACACCACCAAACGATTGTTGGAGCTTGGCCCCTTCGTCAAGAGCTGTAGCAAATACACCCTTGATAGCACTGCCAAGGGATTGAATCCCAGAAATCAGCGCACCGCTGACAATGTTAGCTCCTAAAACTGACTTAAAGACCGAACCTAGTTGCATCCCGCTTTCTGTCA